CTAAAAATTACGATATCCTCTCACAAGTTGTCCGATAACACGTAATCTGTCGGCTTCTTCATTGGTAATTTTTATGGGGCGGTATGCGGTGTTATCACTTAACAACTCAATCCCCTCATAGGTAAATTGCACTTTTTTCACTAACATTGCACCACCGTGATTTAGGACAAAAATTTTACCCTCTTGTAATTGGCGTTTTGAGCGGTCTACAATAATCTCTTCGCCATCCCTTAAAGTTGGTTCCATGCTTTCACCCTTGACTGTAAACATTGCACAGTCTTTAGATTTAATCCCAGTTCTTTGAAACCAAGAGCTTTCAACCATTATGTAAGCGGGTTCATATTGTTCTTCGTTTTCAGAACCCAACCCAGCAGAAACTCTAACGTCTCTAAAGTCATCAATAGGTTCATAATAATCGGGATTAACTTGATTGAAATCAGCAAAGCCATTTTCTTTTATTGCATGTTTTTCGGCTGAATCATGTAAATTACTTATTATCGCTTGTATTCCATCTCTAAATCCTAAAGACATTTGGGTCAGCTTTGGTAGACTTGATATATGATATTCAAACCCTCCCCCTTTTACACCTTTAGCCTCCCTAGTTATCCAATTTTCATTTTTAGCTTTCCTTGTAATGTTTGTCGCATGAGAAGGAAGACCATTTAGCCCCTCTAATTCTTTGGCAGTAAACCAGACTTTATCAGATGATTTCATAAAGCACCTTTCTTAATCAAAATGGGATTAAAATATTCAAATGATTAAGTTAAGCAAAATCAATGATTTAAATAATCACTAAAAAGATTTTGAAAAAATTTATTAAATCACCTATTGATTAAGAAAATGATTTGATATATATTTCAAATCGTAGGTGATTAAGTACTTAATCAAGTAGTTAAACGACTAGTTTTTAAGGATCGCACAAAATGAAAGAAAAAGGAAGATCTAATGATATGCATAGAGCAGACATTAGAGCTGAATTGATTAAAAAAGGGATTTCATTAGCTCAATTAGGGATTAAGCATGGATTAGCAAAAACAACATTGAGAAATGCTTTTGATAAACGTTATCCAAAAGGCGAGAAAATTATTGCTGATGCACTAGGAAAAGAACCAAAAGATATATGGCCTAGCAGATATCTAGATTAAATAAGGATGAGCTGTTATGAAATTATGGTTTAGTGCAAAAGAATTAGTTGGCATTGGAGGATTATCTAAACATCCAAGCAATGTAAATAGACAAGCTAGAAAAGAAAAATGGCAATCTCAACCATTAAAGGGGGTTAAAGGCGGTGGTGTTGAATATGCTCTATCGTCCCTGCCACAGGCGGTACAAGATGAAATTTACCGCAAATTTGCAGTGACAGTTGTGAAATCCAAACCCAAAGCCCCACTCGCTCTCCGCCAAGTTGATCTAAAAACCTTGACGGCAAAACAGCGTGATGCCGCAGACGCAAGGATGGCGTTGGTGGTGAAAGTGTTAGAACTTGAACAAGCACAGCCCCGTTACAAAGCCGTTAAGTTTTTATGTGAACAAATTAAGCATGGTGAGGTTTCCGCAGAATTGATGAGGTTGGTGGAGCTTGCCAATAACAAGAAAGGGAAAAACAGAACGCTTTCCGACCGCACTTTAAATCAGTGGGTGTTGGATTATGAGAAAGCGGATACGCCGGAAGCACGTTTGAAAGCCCTTGCCCCGATGAAAAGGATGGCGAAAAAGGCAGAAGATGTGTGGTATCTGTCTTGGTTCTTGGGGATTTTTAGGCAGAAAAATGCCTTAAGTGTGGCTGAAAGCTACCGTTATTTTTGTGCAGAGTGGCAGGAACGCTATCACGAGCAGCCCGATATGTTGGATGCCTTACCCAGTTTAGACCAAGTGCGGCATGCATTGAATAAATTGCCTAAGCATATTTTACAAAAAGGACGTTTGAGCGGCTCAAAATATAAGCAGTTATTGCCTTATGTTGAGCGTGATTGGTCACCTTTTGCTGCCAATGATATTTGGATTGGTGACGGGCATAGTCTGAAAATGAAAGTGGCACATCCGATACATGGGAGACCGTTTACACCGGAGCTTACCATGATTGTGGATGGGGCGAGTCGTAAGATAGTCGGTTGGTCGCTTGCCTTAGCGGAAAATGGTTTTGCTGTCCTTGATGCCTTACGACACAGCATTCAGACACACGGCGTACCCGCCATTTATTACTCTGATAACGGTGGTGGGGAAAAGAACAAGCTATTAGATGCTGAAATCACGGGTATTTTGCCCCGCTTTTCGATTCATCACGCCACGGGGATTGCCGGAAATCCACAAGGACGAGGCATTATTGAAAGACTTAATAAAACCGTGGGATTACGCATTGCGGAACAATTTGAAACCTATTATGGCAAAAATGCCGATCCTGAAGCAACCCGTAAAATGCTTGCCCGCCAATTGGCATACAGCAACGGGAAAGGTACACAGCTTACCGCGAAACAGCAAAAAGCCCGACGGGAATTACCCACTTGGGAGGAGCTAAAAGCGGTGATTGCAGAAGTGATCCATTGGTATAACCACGAACATATTCACCGCAAAATCGGCTGTACGCCGGCAGAAAAATATCAACGGGTGTGCAATCCTGATTTGATGATTTATTTAAGTGAAAACGAACTTCGGGACATTCAACGCCCAGCCTTTATTCGTACCACACAACGAGGCTTAATTGAATGGAATAAGCACAAATATTTCCATCTTGATTTGTTGAATTACCAAGGACAAGAAGTGATGGTTTGTGTCGATATTCATAACCCTAATTGGGTACAGGTGCGCACGAAAGAAGGCAGTTTTATCTGTAATGCCGAATTTGAAGCCCATAAACGCAATGCGTTCCCGATTCCGTTTGTTGAACAAAAACAACAGCAACGTGCCGAGGGAATGAAAAAACGGGCGGCAAACAAAATCGCTCTGGCAGAGGCAGAATTGAACCCTGTTATCACCATTGAACATCAACCTAGCTTTGAGTTGCTACGCACCAAAGCCAAACCGAAAGAAGAGCCTACGCCGATTTTCTTAACCCGAGTACAAAAAGAGGCGTGGGAAGCAAGAAAAAAGTTAGTGAATGAGTAAGGGGGAGACAATGAAAAACCAAGAATTACACGCCTTTATGAAGGCAAACAAAATGACCCAAAAACAGGTGGCAACCTTGTTTGATACATCAGGTACCACGATAAGCCAATACCTGAACGACAAATATCCAACTGATACAAAGTGGCTGGATGAAAAAGTTGATGAGCTTTTAGCCCGCCAAAAAGCAAAAGTGGTAGAAGCGAAATACAACAACGCTTTTGTCCCAACGATGACGGCAAAACAAGGAATGGAAATCATGCAGTTTGCTCAAGCAGAAGGTGAAATTAACGTGATTTATGGTGCGGCAGGCTTAGGCAAAACGCAGATGTTGAAACAATATGCCAAAGAACACAGCTCTGCAGTATTGATTGAAACCGATCCAAGTTGCAATCCGAAAGTATTGCTCCGCAAGATTGCCGAAGCAGTGGGGGCAAACAGTCGGGGAATTAATAATGATGTACTCTCCAGCATTGTGGAAAAACTGAAAGGCTCAGAGCGTTTGCTAATGATTGATGAAGCAGAATTGCTTTCTACCCGAGCTTTGGAGTTTATCCGTCGCATTCACGACTTGACCCAATGTGGCGTGATTTTAGCCGGAATGCCACGCCTCTTAGTGAATTTAAAAGGGAAAAACAACGAACTGGCACAACTTTATAGCCGAGTGGGATTTGCCTGTGATTTAGGTAACGCCCTACCCGATGAAGATTTAGCGATGTTAGCGGAAAGTGCATTAAACACCAGTGAGTTTAATGAACCTCTGATTAAAGCCTGTAAGGGCAATGCACGCCGATTAAGCAAATTAATGCGCGGAGTGGTGCGGTCGGCAGAAATAAACGACACCCAAATCAGCGCAGCAATGATTGAACAATACAGCAAAATGTTGATTAGTTAGGGAGGTAACAATGACACAAACAAACCAAGCCAAACCGCTTAACAAAAATAACTATTTGATGTTGCGTTATCTTGAACAAGTAGAAAAAGCGGTGAAACGCTTAAACGAAATGGGGTTGACGGTGATTAATGTGCATTTTGAAAAGATTAAGCCCACCGTGCGTGTGATGACGAATTCGATTACCGACCGTCTTGAACGCGAACAAAAAGCCTATGTTTACCACGTTGGACGGGATAACGGGCGATACCAAGAAGCGCAATTTAGCGTGGAAGGTATCCGTGTTATTTGGCGTAAGTATCTGCAATAAGGAGGGGAACAATGGCACGTCGTCAAATCTATGCCGTCTATCGAGGGGAAGAGAACTTGGGCGACGGCACGGCAGATGAATTAGCAAAAAAACTGGGCAAATGCCCAAAAACGATACAAAGCATGAGCGCACAAAAAGGTGCGTGGCGAGAGAAATCAAATAAACGATTAATTGTAATCAAATTAGGTAAAGAAGAGGTGTAAAAATGGCAAAAGTCGTGATTGAGGGCAAAACCTATTGGCGTGATGCCAAGGGCAATTTAACCCCGGATGAATTAGTAAAAGAGATTGATAAAGAGCGTGATGCCTTGGTACAGGAATGGATTGAAAAAGGCAAAAAAGTCAGTCAAGCCATTGGCGAGTTTAAAGGCGGGGTTTTTGATGATATTCAGGCGTTTATTGAACTCTCTGCGGAAAAATATCAAGCCAAAGTGGGCGGCAAAAAAGGCAATATCACGTTATTTAGTTATGACGGCAAATACAAAATTCAACGTGCCATTAACGACCATCTGCAATTTGATGAGCGTATTCAAGCGGCAAAAGTGCTGATTGATGAATGTTTGAGTGAATGGTCGGAAGGCTCTCGCCCTGAATTAAAAGCCTTAATTGAACGGGCGTTTAATGTGGATAAAGAAGGCAATTTGAATACCTCCCGCATTTTAGGCTTACGACGGGTGGATATTCAAGACGAACGCTGGCAAAACGCTATGCAGGCGATTAGCGAGAGTGTGCAAGTGGTAAGTTCCAAAGCCTATGTGCGACTTTATGAACGCGTGGGTGAAAGCGAACAGTATGTGCCGATTGCGTTAGATGTGGCGGGGGTATAGGGATGGATTGGGCAATAATTCCGCTTTGCGTATTTTATGTGTGTTTAGCGTGGGTCATCGTGACCTTAATTAAACATTAAAACCCTTTTCAACGCTCTTTAAACCCGTTTTAAGGGGCGTTTATAAAGTGTTTTAACCCATAGGAGAAAATGATGATCTACAACGTGAATATTAATGCCATTTGTGACTTTGATACAGAGGCAGAAAGTGAAGAAGACGCCAAAGCCTACGCCATCGAAATATTAAACGAAATGGCAGAACAATACGGCGTTGATTTTAAATTTAGAATTAATTACGTAATAGAAAATGAAGATGATTTCGGGAGTGAAGAATGAAAAAAGCACTCTTTATTTTAACCGCACTTTGTGCATTAACTGCCTGTGATAGACCAACACAACAACAAATCACACAAGCTTCGATTGAAGCAAGCATACACGAAACTTGTATTAGTGGCGTTGTATATTTGGTTTACAAAGATTATAGCAAAGGGGGAATTACGCCAAAAGTGAATGCGGATTTTTATCCCTACACCTGTAATAACAATGATGTGCCGAATTAGGAGGAAATAATGGCGAAATATATAGCCCGTTTTTATTGCTTAGTTGAGGCTGTGGTCGAGGCTGAAAGCAATGAACAAGTGTTAGAAAAATGTGATTTGAACACTTTTGATATAAACAATTTACCACACAAGATTGTTGAAATTGATGATGTGGTTGAGGTGGAGGAAGTATGACAAAAACAGATGTCGCCCAGCAAATTGTCGATATTCAGACTTTATTGGAAATCGCCAAAGATAATGTGTTGGAAGAGAAAAATGATGATGCGTTGAAATTATTGCATCAGGCAAGTCGGGAGATGAAAACAGTGGCGTGGCGAATAGTGCCGGTGTTGGGGGAATGAATATGAAAACAGAACTTACCATTGATGATTTAGAAGTCGGACGGGTTTATTCGGCAAAACGACCTAAAGAATATGGTTTTCCACCATTATTAGGCGATAGACAAATTAAATGGATTGGCACAGGTTATGATGAAAAGGGAGAATTAACCATCTTTGTGCGGTATGACAGCCCATCAGTAAGAAACGGAAGGAATTATCCCAAAATCACTGCACAAAAATTTTTGAAATGGGCGAAAGAAGATGTCACGGAATTAATGCCGAAAAGTAGATGGAGATGGGCTAGACAAGAAGGGCGAGAAAATGGCTGACCAAGTTTATGAATTTAAGCAAGTAACGGATATTTTAGTTCTTAATGATGAACAATTTGACCGATTTTTAGAAGATTTTAAAGAATGGTTTAAATTCCAAAAACAAGCCAGAGCAGAGGTAGAGGAGCTGAAAAAGAGCGGGATTCATATAACGCTTGCAGATTTCATTCGTTGGAAAGACGACAATGCGGTTGGGGTGGGAATTATCACAATCGATCTGCAAAAATCAAAGAAAGATTAAAACCTATTTACAGCTCATTTTGTCACGTAAAGTGGGCTGAATAATGAGTTTTACGACAGGAGAAAAAATGAAAATTACCGATCAACAACTACTGGATTATATTTGGGATGAAACACTCTCTGCCATAGTAAGAAACACGTTCGTCCGTTATATTGGGAACGAATTAGGCACTTACTCTTTGGACGTTGCGACGAGTGAACCTAGCGGATTTGCAGTTTTACACCGAATTAATCTTTATGCAGGGGCACCCTTAAGCCAAAGTCGATTTAGAACCCGCATAAAAAAACTGATTTCTCAAGGTGATTTATTACCAAGGTTGGGTTATGACGGGCGTAGTTTTGTTATTAACTCTATTCACTTAGCACCAGCTGTGTTGAAGGCTGTTAAATTATGGCAAGAAGCAGGCTTACCTTTTGGATATGAAGGTGAAGGTTATATTAAGAGTTGTAAAACAATACCGGCGGAGGGATTGGATTTATTTGCTCTTTCGCAGGGTTTTTATCAAATTTTGAGAAAAGAGTACCCGAGTTATATGTAAAACCCATTTACAGCCCATTTTCCACGTAAAGTGGGCTGGATAATGTGTTTTAAATACGATTTAAACGAGGTTTAAAAATGAAGTGTAAATGCCCTGCTTGTGGTGCGGTGCTATCGCTTGATGTGTTGCTACAGCATGAACAAGCAACACAGGCAGTGATGACGGCAATGCAATTTAATGGGGAGTTTGGGCGGTTAGCTGTGCAGTATTTGGCACTATTTCGTCCGGGAACGTCAGCCCTTGCGATGAATCGTGTCGCAAAGTTATTGGGGGAATTAATGACTTTAGTCCAACAGGGCGAATTTTCCCGTAATGGACAGATTTATGCTGCACCTCTAGAGGCGTGGATTTATGGGTTTAACACAGTGCTCAATGGTCGCCATAATATTAAACGCCCATTAGTCGGGCATGGTTATTTGTTGGAAGTGATGAGTAAATGGCAAGGGCAATCCCTTGAGCCGGCAACAAACATGACGGTAAAAACTCATCAGTACCCGCCATTAAACAGTAAAACCGGTCAAGCATTGGCAAATTTAGCGGAGTTTGCAAATGGAAAAAGATGATTGGTTGAATGCCGTCATTGCAAAAGGGTTAATGGGGCTTGTGACATTAAGATTACCCAATACGCCACCGGAAGAAATCATTGTAAAAACGGCTCAAGTGTGGGTATTGGCTCTCACCAAGGGACTAGGCACTAAATGGGAAAAAGAGCGGGATAAACCTCGCATTGAGAAAGCCTTTATGCGACTTTATGCGGAGTGTGACAGATTCCCCAACCCGAAAATGTTGATTGACCGCTTACCGAGAGATTACCCTGAAACATTAATGATTGAGCGAAAAATTACTGAAGAAGAGCGCAAACGTACCGGTGAAATGTGTCAAAAATTACGAGAAATCTTAACGGGGGTCAAAATCAATGGATAATCGGAAAAGATTAATCACTAAAATCCATATCGGTAAAAAACAGTTGGGGCTGGATGAGGAAACCTATCGTCAATTCCTTGCCAATCTCACCGGCAAAACCAGTTGTGCGGCAATGACGGAAGAGGAATTGCACAAGGTATTGGGTGAGATGGTGAAAAAAGGCTTTAACGTGCGGTCGGCATTTTGGGGCAACCGTGCCGCCCCGAGAGATGATAAGAAAATTTATCTGGCAAAAATTACCGCACTTTTAGCCAAACACAACCTCCCGAAGGAATATGCAGACGGTATCGCGAAACGCTCTTTTAAAGTGGATGTTGTGCATTGGCTTACACCGTGGCAGTTGAAAAAAGTGGTACAGATGTTGGCGGTGTATGATCGGAATAAAAAGGCGTTGTAAGAAATGGTTAGTCGGTGTAAATTAAAGGCTCTTTGGAGCCTTTTTTATTGGAGCATATATGAAAAAACTTGCCATTCTAGTAGTTGCGTTGTTATCCGCCTCTGTGTTTGCTGAAGAAAAGCCAACTCCCTCTCAAGCCTTAGCTATTTTAAGTTTTCCTAATACTGATTTTTATAAAATAGGATCTGTTGAAGAAAAAAGAGCAGCAAGAGCGTTAGATAATGTAAATGGATTATGCTCGGACAATTTGAACAAGGTTGTAGATAAATCTGTTGCAATACACGAAGCTCTTGTTAAAAACGGTTATTATGTTACGCCGGTTGAAATTGTTGAAGCTTTGGGAACATTAAAGAGACAAGCACCAGACGGTGTAGATTGTGACTATATTTTAACCCATTATGCAAGCACAATGAACCAAACGCCAACACCAGCGGAAGCATTGGCATCCATAAATTCTCTTTATAAGATTTTAAAAAGCGCAGTAGATAAAGAATAGAAAGTCACTAAGTCCCGCCTCGTGCGGGATTTTTTTTCATTTTTTCTTCCCAAAATTCCTAATTTTTAAAAATCCCGTGTGAAAATATATAAAAATAATGCGGAGGTCGTGATGGTAATGAAATTAGAAGATGTGGCGGAATTGTTACCTGAATCAGTACAGCAAATGGTTGATTTGGTGGGATTTCCTACGGTTGAAAAAATTATTACGCATTTTGGTGGCGCAACGTTTCGGTTTACTGATGGCGTACACTATTTTCCAAAACTGAAAGAGCTGATTGGACTAGAAAATGCAATGAAATTACGTGAAGTATTTCGTGGGGAATGGCTTTATATTCCCCGTTGTCAGACGGCTCTTCGGGTGTTGCGTAATTATCATTTTAAAGCAGACTATGACCATCTTACACAAACGAAAAAAACATCGGGGCGTATGGCAATGTTGGAACTCTGCCCGAAATATCAGATTTCTGATCGCAAAGGTTGGGAGATTTTAGCAAAAGTGCGTCATCCCGAGGCAATAAGCAATCTGGCTTTGTTTTAGTGCTGAAGTCGGTTGACTCTTCCCTTTGCTCTCTTTTTTACACAATACCCTCAATCTATCAATGAATGAGGGTATTTTTTATGTCTTTAACTTTTCAGCAAATTTTTGACCGCCTTATCGGACACGAGGGCGGTTATGTCAATGATCCACGCGACCCCGGTGGTGAAACGAACTGGGGGATCACAAAACACACAGCACGGGAAAATGGCTATGTAGGTGCTATGCGTGCAATGACCCGTGAACAAGCCTTTAAAATTTATCATTCTGCATTTTGGGTGCGCTATCAGTGCGAAAAAATGCCGTCTGCGGTGGCGTATCAATTTTTCGATGCGGCCGTCAATCACGGTTTAGGCAATGCAAGCCGGATGTTGCAACGGGCGGTCAATGTGGCGGATGACGGTGTGATTGGCGCTTTCACCCTTGCAGCCATTAAGAAAATGGCAGTCTCTGATGTGATTATGCGTTTGAATGCGGAGCGTTTGGAGTTTTATTGCAAATTATCTACTTTTGCAACCTTTGGAAAAGGTTGGGTACGTCGTGTAGCAGGCAATTTGAAATATGGAGCAATGGACAATGAAGTTTAGATTTCTGGGTATATTTAAACGGGTTTTTAACCGATTTTTTCAACGTCGTCATCAAAAAACTTTGGCTTATCGACCGCACTTTTTCAGCAAAAATGCGTGGAGCTATGTCCGCCGAGGTAAACCTACGCCGGCGGAAGTGATTATGTGGAGATTGAGCCAATGACCAACAAGTTTGTTGAGCTATTCACCAATAACGACGGGCGAGCCAGTACCACGGGTTTTATCCAGTTCTTTGGTTTTTTAGTGATGGCGGGCGTGTTGGTTTATTCGGTGTATTTAGATCGAGCCATCACCACGGATTTGTATTTTTATTTTGCCTGTTTTTGTGGCGGTTCTGCCGCAACGAAAGGCGCAGTGACGGCTTATCAGGCACGTGAACGGGCAAAGGCAGACACGACACCTCAAGCCGAATTTGAAGAGAAGCCAAGGGGGATTTGATGAATTTACAGATGATGTTATTAGCCATTATCGGGGGACTGATGGTAGTTGGCTATATTTGGCATAAATTTCACCGGGCAAGCCGTGAAATTGACCGCTTATTAAAAACCAATGCAACACTTGAACAAGAAAAAGCCGTCTCCGAGACGAAAGTCAAACATTATGAAACAAGGAAAAATCATGAAGAAAACAGTCGCCATGCTGACCGCACTTCTCTTATTGACAGCTTGCACAAGTCCGGTGACCTCCGTGATTAATCCAAGTTGTGCCGGCTTTTCAACCATTTCGGCAAGCCGGCAAGATACCACCGAAACTCTACGCCAGATTAAAGTGCATAACGACACCTATCGGGCAATTTGTACTGATAACAAGGGGGCAGAATGATTGACGATAAAGTGTTTATTGGGATTGGCACGACCCTAATTATCAGCCTTGTGGGTTGGGTGTGGAAATCGGTCAATGACAAGGTCGCAAATAATGAAAAAGCAATTCGTGAGTTGGAAAAATCCGTTGAACGTGATTATCAGCGCAAAGAGATGGCGGAAGTAAAAGATAAACACATGGAAAGCATTTTGAAGGAAGTCCGTGACCAGTTAAAAGAAATTAATCACAAGCTAGATAGAAAGGCGGATAAATGATGTTGGCAAGAGAACGAAAACGCTTGGAACAATTAGCAGAAAAAGAACAAACCAATGCCAAGCTAGATGAAATCTTGAGTCTTACACGGCAAGTCAACCATAAAATCGACCGTTTAGACGGGCGTGTCGATGATATTGATGTCCGTTTGGCAAAAGTCGAACAAAACCTTGCGAAACTTGGCGTGCGTGCTGCCATTATGGGCGGTTTAGGCGGGTTGGTGGTATCGGTGGGGTTTGAATTAATTAAAGCCAAGTTTGGGGGCTAAGATGGCACACGATGAGAAAACGAAAGCGGATGTACGCCGTTATTACGTGTTTGATTGCTTAACCCTAGAAACCGCCGCAGAGAAAGCCAAAGTCTCTTATAACACGGCTCGCCGTTGGAAGCGTGAAGCGGAAGGACGTGGCGATAACTGGGATAAAGTGCGCGATGCAAACACCATGGCAAGCGGTAAAGTGGAAGATGTGGCACGCGGTATGCTTACCTCGTTTGTGCTTTATTTTGAAAATACGCTAGACGAGCTACGCAAGACGGAAGATTTACCCGTGAGCGAAAAAGCCAAATTAATGCAGGGACTTGGTGATTCGTATTCAAAAATGATTGCAAGCAGTAAGCGGTTATTGCCGGAAGTATCAGAACTTGCTACGGCAATTAAGACAATAAAATTATTTGGTGATTATCTAGAAGCACATACTCAAGATAAACAGGTGCGAGCCACGTTTGCGGATTTGTTAAAGGGGTTTGCCTCTGTCCTTGATAAGGCGTTTAAAGTATGAATTTAGTGTCCTTTATTTTTATCATCGCTGCCTGTCTTTCTGCCCGTGATGGTGGGGATTGGGGCTGGTGGGTATTTTTTGCAATGTTAGCGAGTGACTAAAATGAAAAGCAAAGATTTTTTAAAAGAATTGGCAGCCTATGCGGACAGCCTGCGTCAAAAAGTCGAAGCGCAATTTGACGGTTGGAATGATACACCGGAAGCGGTGGTTGAGCGGCGCAAAAAAGTCTTTGATCCGGTTTCGGGCTATGACTTTTTTGTGTCGAATTATTTTCCGCATTATGTGCGCTCAAGTAGTCGTTCGCAGTTGCACAATTATCTTTTTGAGCAATTACCCCTTACTCTTCAGCAACCCACATCAGTGCATTTAGCGATAGCTGCGCCCCGTGGTGAGGCTAAATCCACTTTAGTATCGCAGTTATTTACCCTTTATTGCCTCGTCACCCAACAAAAACGCTATGCCTTAATTGTGATGGACAGTATCGACCAAGCCTACCCAATGCTTGAAGCAATCAAAGTAGAGTTGGAATTTAATCAACGGCTCAAAATTGACTTTCCGGAAATTGCCGGGCAAGGACGGGTGTGGCAAGCGGCAACCATTGTCACCAAAGCCAATCAGAAAGTGCAAGTGGCAGGTTCCGGTAAAAAATTACGGGGATTACGCCATGGCGCATATCGTCCTGATCTTGTGGTGTTGGACGATATTGAAAATGACGAACAAGTTAGAAGTCCGGAACAGCGGGATAAATTGCATAACTGGTTAAAGAAAACCGTGCTCCCACTTGGGGCAGCAGGTGATAAGTTAGATGTCGTGTATATCGGCACAATCTTGCATTACGACAGCGTATTAAACCGCACTTTAGCAAGTAAGGCGTGGAAAACTGCGAAATTTAAAGCCTTAATTAAACAGCCGGATGATATGAGCCTTTGGGATAAGTGGGAAGATTTTTACTTAAACGAAGGTGAAGCGGTTGCCGATGCCTTTTATCAGCAACATCAAGCAGAGATGGATAAAGGCGCGGTAGTCAGTTGGGCAGCTCGTCCAATTTTAACCTTGATGAAAATTCGGGCGCGTGACGGACACGCCACTTTTGACTCCGAATATCAAAACGACCCGTTAAGCAGTGATGATGCAATGTTTGCCAATAGTCTTGTTTACTGGACGGACTTGCCGAAAGACTTGATTTATTTTGGCGCACTTGATCCATCACTTGGAAAAGCCGGGGCAAGTCGTGACCCTTCAGCGATTTTAGTGGGTGGGTATCAACGCTCCACGGGCAAATTATATGTGGTCGAAGCGCAGGTGAAAAAGCGTTTGCCGGATTTAATTATTGAAGATGTGATCCGTTTGCAACGGCAATATCGCTGTCAGCGTTGGTTTGTGGAAACTGTACAGTTTCAGGAATTTTTAAAAGACGAATTAGTTAAGCGTTCTGCGCAACGGGGTTGTCCTGTGCCAGCTACGGCAACAAAACCCAACACGGACAAAATGTTACGCATTGAAAGCCTACAACCACATATGGCAAACGGGTTGATTTTGTTGCACGCCTCGCAAGCCACGCTCATTGCCCAGTTACGGCATTTTCCCAAAGCCGACCATGATGATGGCCCGGATGCCTTGGAGATGTTATGGCGTAATGCGGTGACTAACTCTGCACCGATTGAATGGATGAGTTTGAGTGAGTTAGATCAGTATGATGAAGCGTTGGATGGGGAAGACGAGGATTTATATAACATTTGGCGCAGTTAAGGTGGGATAAATGGGATTTTTAGATAAAGTGAAAGGGTTGTTTAAAATAGACAATACCGAGGATACGCAAACCGATGAAGCGAATGTGACGGCAACAGGACGGGTACTTGATGATCATCCTTCCGCCAAGATTACACCGGGTAAACTGAAAAGTATTTTAGAAGAGGCGGAAAACGGGGATATTCAGGCGCAACATCAACTCTTTATGGATATTGAGGAGCAAGATTCAAGTATTGCCGCCAATATGATGACCCGTAAGCGGTCTGTTCTTACGCTTGATTGGCGTATTGTTGAACCGCGTAATGCGACACCGGCAGAAGAAAAACTGCAGGCGGAAATTGATGAGTTATTTTATCAATATCCAAACCTTGAAGATTTGTTTGTGGATTTAATGGATGCCGTAGGACATGGCTTTGCTGCCCTTGAAATTCAATGGGCGCAAGTGGACGGCAAGTGGGTGCCGAAAGGGTTTAAACCTTGCCCGCAATCTTGGTTTAACCTTGATAAGCACGATAATCTTTTACTCCGCACACCGGATAATCCGATGGGTGAACCCTTGCGCCCATTCGGTTGGGTGGTACATCGTCATAAATCCCGCTCGACCCAATTAGCACGTGATGGTTTATACCGCACGTTGGCGTGGCTTTATATGTATAAGCACTACTCCGTGCGGGATTTTGCGGAGTTTTTAGAGCTTTACGGGATGCCGATTCGCATCGGGAAATATGGTGCGGGGGCAACACCTATGGAAAAACGCACCTTACTTCGTGCCCTTGCCGAAATCGGTCATAATGCGGCAGGGATTATGCCGGAATCGATGCAAATTGAACTGCATAATGTCGCCAATGCCGGTGCTGCATCGGGCAGCAACCCTTTTCTTAAGATGGTCGATTGGTGTGAGAAATCTATCGCCCGTTTGATTTTAGGGCAAACTTTAACCAGTGGTGCAGATGGGAAAAGTTCCACCAATGCACTCGGTAATGTGCATAATGAAGTGCGTCGTGATTTGATGATAAGTGATGCCAAGCAGATTGCACAAACTATCACCAAGCAAATTATTTTGCCGTATTTACAAATTAATGTTGATCCGAATATTGCGCCCCATCGTGTGCCGTATTTTGAATTTGACACCAAGGAATACGAAGATTTATCCATTTTTGCCGAGGCACTGCCGAAACTGGTCGAAATTGGGGTGAAAGTGCCGGAATCATGGGCAAGAGATAAGTTAGGGATTCCGGAAGCCCAAGAAGATGACGAGTTGTTAAAACCCCTTCAAAGCGAATTTAAAACGGATTTAAACGAGGATAAAACCGCGAAAAAAACAACCGCACTTTCTGCCCATGTCATAGGGTGTCAGTGTGATGGGTGCTTGGGAAAGGTTGTGGCATTGTCAAAAACATCAGAGAAAAAAGATGAGCAGGCGTTGTTAGATGAAACCTTAGATGAGGCATTAGAACAGGTGGATTTTAATCAACAACTTGGTCCCATGGTGCAGAAAGCGGTGCAGGTGATGTTATCTTGCCATTCTTATGAAGAGGCGCAAGAAAAACTCGCCACGCTTTATCCGGAACTGACGACAAAAGCCCACCATGAGTATTTAACCCGTGCGATGTTTTTGTCAGAACTTCTAGGAGCAAGCCATGCCAAACCTTAGTTTTGCGTTAGGCTTGCCACCGAAAAAAGCCATTGAATTTTTAAAAAGTAAAAAAGCCTTTTTAGATCATATTGACGAAAAAGGGTTGATGGACAGCGCAAGGGCGAAAGCGGCACGTATTGCTAACCTTTCCAGCCTTGAGATGACAAAAGATATTTATCAGTCGCTCATTGAGGCACAGCAACAGGGACAATCTTTCGGCGAGTGGAAAAAAGGGATTTTTGAGCATTTTAAAAAGAAAGGCTGGATTGCCGGTTACGATAAAGGCTATTTATTGGCTGATCCAAAAACCGGTGAATATTTTGGTACGCCACGACGGTTAAAGACCATTTATCGCACCAATATGCAGGCGGCTTATTCAAGCGAGCGTTATCAACAAATGCGGGATAATGCGGACAGTCGTCCTTATTGGCAATATTCGGCAGTCAATGATGATCGGACACGCCCAAGTCATTCCGCCATGAATGGGTTGGTTTATCGCTATGATGATCCTTTTTGGAACGTGTTTTATCCGCCCAATGGCTTTAATTGTCGTTGCTCGGTGATTGCTTTGGCTGAACGGGATATTGAACGACGGAACTTGGTTGTGGGGGAAAGTCAAGAACGCTTGATTGAATACAACCGTAAAATCAATGCGACCCAAACAGAAAAAACCACCGCATTTAAGGTTTCTGATGACAAATGGGTGGTGACCGACCGAGGGTTTGATTATAACGTGGGGCGCACCACGTATAAGCCGAATTTGGATCATTATCCGGAAAGCTTGGCACATCAATTTGCCAAACGTGAAATGGGGGGCGAGGGGTTTAAATTTGATTTTAAACAGCTTGAAGATGAATTTAAACAAGCTAAACAGCGGCTCAATTTAAATGCAAAACTCACTTCTGATGATTTAACGACGGTGCGCAATCAACTACGTCGTGAATATAAGTTTACAGCTGGTGTGTTAAATGCGGCGGATAAAACGACATTAATGAGTGAAACGGCAACGGTGTGGCTGTCGGATGATACGCTTATTAAACAATTTAATAGCCGTGATGGACAGGGATTTGGTTTTGAAGAATATGCGCTATTGCCTGATGTTATTAATAAACCTGACAAAGTCATACCGGATGAATTTGGGTATCAGTTTTATAAACAAATTGAGGGTAAAAAAATAGTTGCGGTATTGAAAGTGCTTAGAAAAGAAAACGAAATATTTATGCAATCAGTTCGTTTTGTAAGTGAAAAACAATGGAAAAAAGCATTTAAATAATGCCACTAGGTAGGGCTCGAAACACCTACACACAATCCAAGGTACTCTTTCAACCTATCGTCCGCGATCCTCGAGATTCATCGCTTTTCTAGTGGCAAGGGACAATATAACGATGATTGAAATAAAAATCAACAATGAAAAAGAAGTGGTAGAACTGTTAGAACGGGTGGCAGAAGGCATTCGTTATAATGTGCCGCTAATGCGCACGATTGCCGGTACCATGCAAAGTGCGGTCGAGCAGAATTTTGAGGCAGGCGGTCGCCCGAAATGGTTGGGGGTGAAAAGCCGTCCCGGTGGTTCGCCGTTGATTGATAGCGGTGCATTGCGTAATAGTATTCATGCGAGTTGGGATAATGATGAAGCACAAGTTGGCACAAATTTAGTCTATGCCACTATTCATCATTTTGGCGGTAAAACCAAACCACACAAAATCAAACCGGTCACCAAAAAAGCCTTGGCATTTGGCGGTATTGTGCGTAAGTCGGTGAATCACCCCGGAAGTCAAATTCAGGCTCGTCCGTTCCTTGTTTTAACCCCACAAGATGAGGAAGATATTTTAGATGATGTACAACGCTATTTTCAAAGCCTGATGAAATAAATTGAAAAATCGCCCTCAATCGCACACAGGGCGATTTTCTTTTTTATGGGTATCATTTTTCGGGTTTAAATTTTTAAAACAATTTAAAGCGGTTTTAAAACGTTTTAAAATGGGTTTAAGTTATTTTTTATAATAGCTTGTTTAAAATCTCAATGGGGCTTAAACCTACCTCTCAAACATTTTGAAATTGTGAGGGTGTGCTGAAGTCCCTCCTCTCTTTTCATTTTATCCTTTCCGTTATTCTGTTATCCGCTATCAAAGAACGAGGATAACAAACGATGAATATTAAGCCGATTGCATTAAGTTTCGAGCTAGATAAAAAAACAAATGGGCGTATTCAGTTGTTCCCCTTTGGTCGTTTTTATTCGCAAGATGGACGCACCGAAGGTGCAGGAGGTTGGTATGTAGATGACAGTAACGGCTATGCTTTGGCTGAACAAATTAATCAGTTAAAGATTAAGCTGATGATTGACTACGAACATCAAACACTCTTTATCGAAACAAACGGCAAACCCAATCCTGCCGCAGGGTGGATGGAAAAGGCGGAATATATTTCCGGCGAAGGGATTTTTGTCGATGTCGATTGGACAAAAAAAGCCCATCAACAAATTCAAGACGGGGAATATCGTTACATTTCACCGATGTTCTTTAGTGCTAAAGACGGCAAAGTCACAAAGGTGCTAAATGCCGCCCTCACCAATCGTCCGGCTTGTCACGATTTGGCAGAAGCGATTGCCTTTTCATCCCAATTTCATCAACAGCAAAAAAAGGATAATTCTATGTTGGAGTTATTACGTCAATTATTCGGTACGCCACAAGCAACCGAAGACGAAATGAAACAAAAACTGACCGCACTTTCTGCAGCAAAAGGCGATAGCCTGGTGGCATTAAGTGATGTGTATGAAAAGTTAAAAGAAAAAGACAACGAAGTCGTAGCATTAAGTGCAAAAGTGGGGGCAGAACCTGACCCGACTAAATATGTGCCATTGTCTATGATGAAAGACGTGCAAGACAAATTAGCTGCATTAACTGCACAAGTACAACACGACAAGGTGGAAGATTTAATTCAAACCGCACTTTCGGACGGACGTTTATTGCCGTCACAAAAAGATTGGGCAGAAAAGTTAGGTAAAGCGGATGTGACGGCATTATCCGATTATCTCACCATTGCGACACCTAATCAGGCTTTAGGCGGTGAAAGTCAAGCGAAAGAAGATCCGAATCAGAAAGTGGTGGCGTTAAGTGCAGCAGAGCAAGCGGCGGCACGTGCGCTCGGTATGACCGAAGCGGAATTTATGAAAGAGCATAAGGAGCAAAAATAATGAGCTTTAAAAAATCCGAGGTTTTAAGGGCGATTGAAAGCCAGTTTAAAAAAGAATTTGTGGCGGGTTTGGCGTTAATTAAACCACAATGGGATATGGTGGCGATGAAAATTTCATCTAACACTAAAGTCAATACCTACGGCTTTTTAGGGCAATTCCCGAAAATGCAGGAATGGGTGGGAAAACGTCAGCGTAAAGCAATGCAAGCTCAAGGTACCAGCATTGAAAATAAATTGTTTGAAAGCACGGTGGGCGTGCCTCGTGTGGATATTGAAGATGACCAAGTGGGCTTATTCCGCCCGATGGTGCAACAAGCGGCACAAAGTGCGGCAGAATTGCCGGATGATTTGGTATTTGGTTTGTTAAAAGAAGGGAAAACAACCCTTTGTTATGATGGGCAAAACTACTTTGACACCGACCATCCTGTCTATGAAAATGTGGACGGCACGGGCAATAGTAAACAACAAAGCAATATTACCACCGGCTCTAAAGCCGATGCGCCAACCTTTTATATTTTTGACACCACGAATGCGGTTAAGCCATTAATTTGGCAAGAACGTACCGCCCCGGAAATTGAGACCAAATTTGATCCGTCAAAATCCGATACGGTCTTCAATGAAGATATTTATGAATGGGGTGTGCGTGCCCGTGGTGCGGCAGGTTTTGGTTTTTGGCAGTTGGCTCACTGTGTCGAGCAAACCGAACTAACTGCGGAGAACATTATGGCGGTAATTGCTCAAATGCAATCCTTAAAAGGTGATGGCGGTAAATTACTAAACATTCGTCCGAATGTGATTTTAGTGCCGCCTGCTCTTGAGTTTAAAGCCCGTCAGATTTGTGAGGGTGAGATGATTGACGGTACGACCAATATCTTAAAAGGTCGTTTGAAAGTGTTGGTTTCACCACAAATCATTTAAACATAACGACATCGGGCGGGATTCCGCCCTTTAGGAGTAAATATGGCTAGACAAAACCAAAAAAATAAAACAGGTGAGGTGAAAGCCGTCGATTCGGTAAAGGATGAGACGTTGCAAAATAAGGAAGAATCCGACCGCACTTTAACGGATGAAACCTCTCACAAAGAGGCAGAATCGGATGAAGTGGCAGAACCGGCTGAAGAAAACGATACTGCACCGCCAAAACCTGAAGGGCATGTTATTGAGCCTGTCGCCTATGCGGTGAAATTGCGTGCGATTCATCCTCAAGCCAGTTACGGACGTGCCGGTTTCCGTTTTACGAAGACAGAAGAAACCGTAATTCAGGTGACGGAAATTGAACCTGATGACGTGATTTTATTGGCAGAGGATCCTTGGCTGGAACTCGTGCCGATTTGTGAGGAATAAAACGTGAATTACGCCAGTGTGACAGACTTTGTGTTACGAGTCGGTGAGGTACAAACCATTGAATTGACTGACCGTGATTTAGAAGGCACAGTGAATGAAAGCGTGTTGAATATTGCGTTGTCCGATAGTGCCAGTCAAATTGATGGTTATCTTGCAGCGCGTTATACCTTGCCCCTTGCAAGTGTGCCACAAAATCTTGTGCGACTTTGTTGTGATTTAGCGCGTTATCGTTTAGCCAGCATGTCCGGTGTGGCCATTACCGATGAGATTATTGAACGCTATAAATTAAGTCTGAAAGAGCTGCAGGATATTAGTGCAGGCAAAGTTTCTCTCGGTTTGCCATTGGCAGACGAAGGGGCGGACAGTCAAGACAATGGCGTGATTTTTACGAATCCGAAAAACAGGATTTTTAGCCGTGATAACACAAATTGAGCAAGCCTTGGTTGAGCGTTTACAGCGGGGATTGGGACGCTTAGTCAATACGGTAAAAAGCTACGGGGGTGAACTGGACGATGAAAGTCTTAGCACCTCGCGTTTACCCATTTGTTTAGTCACCTTTGGCGGGTCACATATTGAACGAATGGGGACGAATGCTAAGCGACATCAATCTACGGCGAATTTTGTGATTATCGTTGCCGTCAATTCCTTGCGAAGTAACCTCGCCGCCCGTCAAGGGGGCGTGGATAAGCGTGAGGTGGGCGTTAATCAGTTAATTACCGCAGTGCGCCGTTTGCTGGATTCGCAAACTTTAGGGCGATTAGTGAAGCCGTTAAAGCCAACCAAGGTGCGGACGATTTTCAACAATGCCACCTTTAAAGGGGGCGCGATTACGGCTTATGCCATTGAATATGATGCGGTGTATGACGATTTAGCCCCACTTGAAGACGGCTTATTTCCGGAAGAAACCCGTGATGTTGAAAATCCTGATTATGTATTTACCCGTTATCAAGGGGAACATTCAGAACCCGCCCTGATGTTAGAACGCATTGGTGGCAATATTTATGATCCGACAAATGGCGCAAGTGTGTCGTTTGAAGTGGAGACAAAAGAATGAAAAAACATTATTTAACTGCAATTTTATGTGCTGCTGTTGCAATCTCTGCAAATACGGCGGTTGTCCCTATTGCAGCAACCACTGCCGCTACAACCGCCGGAATAGCAGCCAATAACAATGCTCGGAAGCAGGCTGAAACAAGAAAACACACTGAACAGCAAGCGCAAGTAGTGACGCAGATTGCACAACAAGGAGGATTAACTGTTGAGGCAGGTAGCGGACACGTGATTATCCGTTGTGTATGGGTAAAAGGCGGACTCTGTCAAAAGAGAGTACTCAATGATGGTTGGTTTCCGCGCTACAAAGATGTATCGGTAAGCCCGGAAGAATTTGCCAAGGCACAGGGGTACAACAAAGTACATCGCATCACGTTGCTCCCCTTTTATGACAATACTTGGTTAGCCCTTGATGTGAGCAAGGAGTAAAAATGAAAGTTAAAGCAAAAACCGGCATTAAAGTGCCGATGGAAAATCAACCCTATGTCTATATTGAACAGGCGGTCGTTGAAGTTGAGCCGACGGTGTATTACCAACGTCGCATTCAGGATGGTGATTTAATTGTGGTGAGTGAATCTCGCCCACGTAAACAGGAGAGAAACAATGGCTGAAACTAATATTGAATTTGACAATATCCCGTCTAGTATTCGTCAGCCGGGTGTTTATACGGAATATAACTCGCGCAATGCCGTGAGCACATTACCTACTAACGAGCAAAATGTGTTGATTGTTGCACCGATGCAAGGAGGAAATATCGCCTTTAGTCAACCCGTCCCTATTTATTCGGATTTAGACGCAAAAAATGCCTTTGGTGCCGGGTCTTGGGTGCATTTAATGGCACGTGTCGCTATTCAAAACAATGCGATGATTCGTTTGACGGCAATCGGTTTGAAGGATAATGCAGCCGGGGTTGCTGCAACCGGTTCTATCTCATTAAGCGGTACGGCAACCTCTGCCGGTGTGCTAAAAGTGATGATTAGTGGTGTGGATTATTCCGTAGCGATTGCGAAAGCAGAAACGGCAGCCAATATTGCAACGCGTTTGAATGCGGTGATAAATGCCGGGGAATATTGCCCGGTAACGGCTGTGGTGAACATAGGAACAGTCAATCTGACGGCAAAATGCAAAGGGGAAATCGGTAATGAAATTGAGGTCAGTGCAGAAATAACCGCCTCTGATATGAATGTGAATGTGACGACCCTTGCTAATGGGGCAAAAAATGCGGATTTATCCGCCGCCCTTGCAAGCGTTGCAGGGGAACATTATCACGTGATTATTTCGCCGTTTGCCGATGACAAAAATGCCAAAGCCTTGCGCGAGCATTTGGAATCGGTGGCAAGCCCAATGGAGAAAAAGCCGGGGGTGGGCGTATTAGGTTGGCGTGGGTCAATGGCAAGCGGGACAACTTATACCGGAAAAATTAACCACGAACGTGTGACGGTAGGTTGGTATAAGGGCGCGGTAGAGTCTAATGCGTTAATTGCCGCCGGTTACGGTGCGATTATTGCAGGCGAAGAAGACCCGGCAAAACCGCTCAATACCCTTGAAGTTAAGGGTTTAACCCCGGTGGATGCGACCGAAACACCATTAAAAACCGAGGTAAATCAGGCATTGTTTCACGGTTTAACGCCGATTATGGTTGTTAATAACCGGGTGCAAATTGTACGGGCGATTACCACTTACACAAAATCTCCTGCGAATGTGGATGATCCGGCTTGGTTGGACTTAACCACTATCCGAACACTTGATTTTACGCGCAAAGCGATTGAGCAGCGCATTGCATTGCGTTTCCCTCGTGCGAAGTTATCAAAGCGTACCCCACCAAGAGTGCGGTCAGAAATTCTAGATGTGCTTTATCGCTTAGAAAGCCAAGAGATTTTAGAAAACGTGGACGCGAATAAAGACAAATTGATAGTGGTGCGTGATGATCAAGACCCGAATCGTTTAGATACGGCGATTCCGGCTGATGTAGTAAATGGCTTGCACGTAGTGGCAAACCGTATTGATTTAATTTTATAGGGGGCTTAGATGGCTGAAAAATATGCAGGCTCTGCCGTGTTGGAAGTGGACGGCGTAGAAGTCGAAATTACCAAAATAAGCGTGAAAAAGCTTACCGGGCGCAAATTGGTGAAAACTATGAACTCCGAAGGGCGTGCGCGTGGTTTTGCCAAAGGTATTGCGACGTGGGAAATTTCGCTTACTGCGGCAATGCCGATAGACGGCTCGGAAATTGATTGGGCTGAGATTAATGACGCCAAAATCACCATTTATCCGCTTAATCAGGATGATAAGCGCACCTCTTACCTTGAGTGTTTTACCGTGGAAACGGGCGAAGAATACACGGTGGATAATGAAGCGGTGATTGATATCCAGATGAATGCACTTAAAGAGGTGAAAGAATAATGCGTTTATTGTTAGGTATCCCTTACCTAGGCAACCGTTATTTTGATGTGGAGGTGCGTTTGCTCACCTTGGGCGGTGAATGTGCCGCCCTTGATACTGTTGCGGAGCTGGGTTTGGCGGAGAAAGAGACCTTAAACACCGCCGAGCGTATGTTGGTTGATTTGGCATATTTGTGCGAGCAAATTGAGGTGAAAGGCATTGCCAAAGCCAAGATTACACCTGAATTTTTGCTTGATAACCTTGCCACGGACGATTATACCTTAATTAACGAAGCCATTGCGGAGTTACGAAAAAAGCATATCGACGCTGGGGAAAGCCTGCACAATCCGGAAACCGAATAAAAAAACGCTATGGCGTGTTTGAAGCGGAGCGTAATTACCGAAGTGCGGTAGTTTTGTTGGCTAAATTGGGTTTTACCGCCCACGATGTTAGGGCTATGTGTCATGCGGAAGTTGCCGCATGGGTAGCTAGTTGGCAGAAGTCGCAAGGAATTAAAGCGCAAGCGGAACAAGGCGACACGGTGCATTACAACCTTATGCGTCGTAAAACTAAGGGGGCATAAGCCCCCTTTTTTGTGGATTTAAAACAAGTTTAAAAAGGGTTTAAACATGGCTCAAATGACATTGGCGTTGGCATTAAAGGCACAGGATTATGCCAGCCGTGTAATTAATCAAATGCGCGGCAACGTGAGTAAAGTGGCAGATGAACAACAACGTCATGCCCAACGCACTGCGCAAGTTACTCAAAAAAGTTATCAAAGTGTGCAAGACGCCATGCGCATGCGCGAACGATTAGGAATCCGTAGCGAGAATGCGATTCAAGCGGAAATTGCACAAACCATTGCCAGTTATCACAAACTTAAAGCCAGTGGTGTGCTTTCAGCGCAAGCCCTTGCCCGTGAAGCGGAAGCGACCAAACGCAAAATTGCGTCATTAAATGCAGAGATGGGCAAAACCACTACGGGACAACGCTTAGGCAATATTGGACGCAGCATAGCAAGTATCGGAGCGGGTGCTATGGCTGGTGCGATGGTGATGGCACAACCGATGAAAAAGGAAATGGATTACGACCGCCGATTGGCAATGGTATCCAATACCGCCTTTTCGGATCGTGATGTTGCAGGACGTATCGCAGGCAAAAAACAACTGAACGAAGCGGTGAAAAGTGCGGTTGAAACTGGTGGCGGTACAAAAGAAGAAGCACTTGGCGCATTAGATACTATGCTTGCCTCCGGTACTGTGAAAGCTGATACCGCTATGAAACTTTTGCCTACGTTGCAAAAAGCTGCCGTAGCGACCGGAGCAGATACCAATGATTTGGCAAAAATCGCAATATCCTCTATGCAACAGTTCGGAATCAGCGAAGATCAAATTGGTTCTGTATTAGATAAAGCGGTGGCGGCAGGACAAGCCGGTAACTTTGAGTTATCTGATATGGCGCGTTGGTTGCCACAACAAATGGCTGCGGCTAAATCTGCCGGACTTTCGGGGATGGAGGGTTTTGAGGCATTACTGGTTGCCAACCAACAAGCACGTGTGACTGCCGGAACGAGTGACGAGGCGGGAAATAATCTCGTTAATTTACTTGCAAAAATTACTTCAAAAGAAACGAATGAACGGTTCGCAAAGCTAGAAATTAAAGGTAAGGACGGTAAAACCCACGGCATTGATTTTATTAAATCCATGGAGAATGAGAAAAAACAGGGCAAAAACTCCATTGAAGCCTTTAGTTCAATTATGGATATGGTAGTAGGTGAAGATGATCGTTACAAAGAATTAAAAGCCAAGCTCAAAACCGCAAAAAAAGACGAACAGCAAGCCTTATTGGAGCAAATGACAAACTTGGTGGAAGGTACGGCGATTGGGCAAATTATTTCCGACCGGCAAGCTCTAATGGCGTTGCTTGGGATTCGCAACAACGTACAACTTGGCAAAGAGGTGAAGGAAGAAGTTGGCAATGCACAAGGCGCAGTAGATAAATCCCATGCGGTTGTACAAGATACTAATAGCGCAAAAGTAGAAAACGCGAAAAACGCCTTAGAGTTTGCACAAATGGAAAGCATGAAAGGCTTTAACAATGCGTTGGGAGAGGCGGCGACTAAAATCGCCGAGTATGCCAAAACCTACCCGGATTTAACGGCAACCTTGACCACTGCCGGAACTGTGATCACCGCATTAAGTACGGCGGCGATTGCAGCGAGCGGCGCATTGGCATTATTAGGGATGAAACGTGGTGGATTTGGGCTTGGTGATGTAGCGGATATTGCCGGTGATTTGAGTAAAGGCGGGAAAAGCAAAGGCATTAGTCGGAAAGGTACGAGCGGTTTAAGAGGTAAACCTGCTTTAGGAAACCTCGCCAAAAATTTTATTTCAACCGGTGCCACCGTTGCAACCGGTTTGATGATTGCGGCAGAACAACGAACCACAGAAGAAGCAAAAGCTGAAGAAAAAGCCGAAAAGAAAACCGCACAAGAAAAAGCCTTAGAAAATCAATTTTACGCCAAAGCCTATGGCGGTGATAAAAAACCAACCTCTCAATACAATCCGCCTACCACGGATTATAACAAAAGCTCTGTATGGGGAACGGCATCACGTGCCGGTGAAGTGGCGGAACTTGCACGCAAAGAGGAAATTGCCGCATTGCGTGTTGAGCGTGGTACTTTAACGCAAGCAGAATACAACGAGCGAACCCGCCAAAGTGCAGTCAAAATTGCGGAAATTCGCAATCAAGGGCAAGGTTATTCCGGTTTGCGCGTAGCTGCTGATGATACCGATTCTGCGCTTTCGCGCACGCTCGGCAATCTTTCGGGCTTGGCAAACTATCAGGCAGATTTTCAACATTTTGGAAAAACTATTAGTGATGGGCTTAAAACTGCCATTGAGAGCCAAAACTTCATTATTCAAAATGAAATTAAAGTGGATTTGGATGGGCGCATTGTGGCGGAGCAAACGTCGCAATATCAATATCAAGACTTGAAAAGGGGGTAACTAATGGCAGGTTGGACTATGCCGGTGCAGCATGCGAGTTTTCGTGGTGCGCGTTTTGATGTGCTTTCGGTAGATGATGATTTATATCGCGCCACTATTGAGCACGCCTACCCTTTTGTAAATGGCGCAGACGTGGAAGATTTGGGGTTAAATCCTTTAACGGTGCGTATGCAAGCGGTGTTTTATGGTGCAGGCTATTACACGGACTTTAAAAAGTTTTTAAGCGTGCTGCAAAAATCAGGGGCAGCGACTTTAGTGCATCCAATTCGCGGGCGGTTGCAAAATATGATTTGCTCCGGTGCAAGTTTTCACCACGAAGCGGATATGATTGATTATGTGGCGTTGGATTTAACCTTTATTGAATCCACACCCGCCAAACCGATTTTTGTGTTTAATTATTCCCTGTTGGCAAAAATTGATGCTTTACTGTCCGAACTGGAAGATTTTATTGATGATGTGATGGCGTTGTATGGCGAGTTTATGGAGATTGTTGCCTTTGCCGCCAATGTTAAATCACGCTTACTCAGTGTATATGGTGCGCTATTTGGCTGTTTTGAGCAAGTACGCAGTTTATTTGATTTTGACAAAACGCAGTACGGCGTCTCACCGGCGGTGACACAAGATAACTTTAAAACTAAATCCAGACGGGCGGTGCGTGATTTGGTGACCATGATTGATTCAGGCTTGCGTCAAATTGCTGCACGGAAAGATTTAACTACTCGTGCAAAATTCGATGAGGTGTTGCGCACCATTATTCGGATTAAAACTATGCCGGCAGATTTAGTGAGTGGCAAAAATATTAAATCCGCCAAAGAGCAAGCCACCTTGAAATCGTTAACCACGTCTTTTAGTAAGGAGGATACTGAATCGGTGCATTTGATGATGCAACTCGCTGCCAGTGTGGCGTTATTACGCATTGCCACAGAACTGGTGGAAGATGAGGCGTTACTGCCACAGGATATAGATTACATCACTACCAAAGTGCGGTCGCAAATTGTCGATAATTTACAGTTGTTACGCGAGCAAACCGATAAAGAACACAGTGGAGCAAATATTACAGTATTAACTACGCCCAACACCGGCTTTTATGCGGCTGCGCATAAGACGGCTGAACAATTACGCAATAAAGCGCATAAATTTACCCGGCTTGCGCTTGCCGCAATTAATCGCAAACCGCCTTTAATGGTACGCGAAGTGCCGTTTAGCGGCACGGTGCAACAGATTGCACACGCCTTTTATGGTGACTATAAACGTGCCGGAGAATTGCTTCGGCTTAATCCGCAGATCCGTTATCCGAATTATATTTCCCGTGGGGAGTGGCTGAATAGTTATGTCAAATAATTACCCTTATAAAAATGAAGTGGTCGTTGAAGTAGATGGCAAAGTCCATAACAGTTGGAAAAGCTATGATATTGATAGCGACTTTTTGATCCCTGCGGATGCCTTTCGGTTTGATTTGGGCATGCCGTCAAATAGCACGGTATTGCCGGATTTTTCGGGGAGCGAAGTGAAAGTGCGAATTAATGGTGAGTTGGTGATGACGGGCATTGTGGATACCACGCAACATTCCATTAGTAAAAATAACCGCACTTATCGCTTAAATGGGCGCGACCGTGCGTCTATTTTGGTGGATTGCTCTGCGCCTATCACTAACGTAAAAGGTTTAACTGTACTGGACGCAGTGAAAAAAATTGTTGAACCGTTAGGCATTAAACAGGTGGCATTACGGGCTGAAAATAATCCTACTTTAGACAAAGTGGATATCGATGTGGGCGAAACGGCGTGGAATGCGGCAATGCGTTGTGCCAATTCAGCCGGGTTGCACTTGTGGTTTGAACCAAGTGGCGTGTTGATTGTGGGCGGGGCGGATTATAGCACACCGCCTGTGGCAACCTTGTGTTGTATGAAAGACGGCAAGCACAATAATTTTGAACAGGCGGAGTTGACCTTTGATGTGTCGAATCGTTTTAGTGAGGTAACGTTTTTGGCTCAAAGTCACGGCAAGCAAGGGCAAGATAACAAAAACGATTTGAAATGGGTTTACAACGATCCTGAAATGACTGCCTACAAGCCAAAGACTGTTGTCGTGTCAGATGTGGATAATTTGGAGGCATTACAAAAATGGGCGAAGAAATACATTTCGGACAGTCAGTTAGAGGGCTTTACACTGACTATTATCGTGCCTGACCATAAAACCCAAGACGGGACATTGTGGCAACCGGGGCAACGGGTGCATATTATCTGCGAAGAATATGATATTGATGCCATTTTCTTTTTGATGGGGCGACGTTTTACACTAAGTCGCAATAGCGGCACGCAAACGGAACTTCGCTTTAAGCAAGACGGTGTGTGGACGCCGGACGCTTACACTGCGAAAGCGGAAAAAGCGCGGAAACGTAAAGGCAAAAAGCGCAAGAAAAAACAAGGCGATTTAATGGCAACAAACGGTATAGGCGGTTGGACAAAATGAGACGATTAAGCCAAGCTATTCAACAAAAAGCGCAAGTCGCAGTGGAAGAAATCCGCCAAGCATTTCGCGGAGTGCTGCACTTGGTGAAAAGTGCGGACAATATTCAGAAAGTGCAGGCATCAGGGCTTGCGGACGAAACACTTCAGGACGTGGAGTTAATGCAGCACTTTGGTTTCACGTCTGTACCACCTGCCGATACGCAAGCCGTGATTTTACCGATTGGCGGGCAAACCAGTCATGGTATTGTCATTGCGACCGAAAATGGCTCTTTTAGGGTGAAAAATCTACAAGGCGGTGAAGTGGCGGTTTATGATGAAAGCGGCTCCAGTATTGTGTTAAAAAAGGGGCGGTTGATTGAAATTGATTGTGACGTGTTAAAGATTAAAGCCGCAACAAAAGTGGCGATTTCAAGCCCTCTAGTCGAAACCGATCAAGTATTCACCGCACAAGGGCAAATCAACGGCAACGGTGGTATGGCAGTGCAAGGCGGCAATGGTGCAAGTTTTGCCGGTAATGTCAATCAAAGTGGTGGTGACTTTACAACAGACGGTGATGTGACAGCTAGTGGTAAATCCCTTGTTAATCATACTCACCGCGGTGATAGCGGCGGTAAAACCGGCAAACCTGAATAATTTTATCTAATAGGAGATGCTGAAGCCCTGCATCTCCTTTCTTCCTTCTCTTTTCTTTATTCTGTCACTATGGACAGAGAGATCAGCCCGCTTACCGGGGACTATACCAATAAACCAATCAGTACGCTTACCAATGCCGCGTATATCAGATTAACCACACCTTTAGGCTCTTGGTGGGCAGATGGGCGTGTAGGCTCTCTGCTCCATCTCATTCCAAAAGAAAAAGATTTGTCACGGGTGGGATTGATTGCCCAGCAATACGCTGAAGAAGCCTTGCAACCGCTCATTGATGATGGACGTGCAGAAGAAATTACTGTCAACCATACCCAGCCTCATAATGGCAAAGTGATTCTTGATATATCTATTCGTGATAATCGGGGCGATATTTATCATTTTAAACACCCCGTAAACTTGATTTAAATGGGGTTTAAATAATGTTTATTGTGCCGAGTTTAGAAGACATCCGCCAAGCCATTTTGCGTGATGTGCAATCCCTTGAGCCGCAAGCCGATATTAGCGTAGATAGCGATTATTATGCCCGTGCAAGTAGTCTTTCGGCTGTCGCTGAAGGTCTTTATGCGCATCAAAAATGGATAATCAAACAATTCTTTCCAGATACCGCAGACACGGCATTTCTTGAAAAACACGCAGGTCTACGTGGGATTCGCCGCAGAAATGCGACTTACGCAAGCGGACGTGCGGCAACCATCATCGGTCAGCCTGATGCGGTGATTAAAGCCGGGTTACAAATCAAAACGGAAGATAACCGCTTTTATGAAACCACCGAAAGTGCGGTGATTTCTGCCACAGGTTCGGTTGTGGTATCGGTGCGTAGCCTTGCCACGGGAGCAACTCAAAATATTAACCGCACAACGCCGGCTAGTTTTATGGCCGCTCCCGTGGGAGTTCAAACGGATTTGACGTTAAATGAGGTGATTGGGGCAACAGATGCCGAAAGCGATTCATCTTTGCTTGAACGTTTGCTTGAGATTATTCGCCGACCGCCTGCCGGTGGAAATCGTTATGATTACCGAACTTGGGCATTGTCTGTTGATGGCGTGGATGCCGCTTATGTTTATCCCTTGCGCCGAGGCTTAGGCACGGTAGATATTGCCATTACGTCTAATAATAACGTACCTAGTGATGAAACGGTACGCCGTTGCCAAGCCTATATTGATGATGTTCGCCCGGTCACGGCAAGAGAAAGCAAAGTAGTGAAACCCGATGTCACGAAGGTCAATTTTACGATAAAAGTGAAAATCAGTGGGGTGACGCTTACCGAAATTCGGACGGCTATTCAGACTGCGCTTTCCGATTACTTTAACACGCTTATCCCCGGTGACGATTTAATCGTGTCGCAATGCGAAGCCGTGGTAAACAATCTTATCGGTGTGGTTGACCGTAAATTTACCGCCCCGACAACGAACCGTAAGGCAGATGTTATCAATAAAATTGAGTGGTTTCGGTTAGGGACGGTGACAGTAACGGAGATGGAATAATGCAAATTGAGCATAAAAACGTGCTTTCACAGCTCTATCCGCCGGTTTCTTATAACGTCAATGGTGAACGTTTTTTAGCACAATGTGAAGTGGATGGAAACGCATTTGACCGTCTGCAACAAAGTGCGGTTGAAATGTTGGGCGTGATTGAGCCTGCAACATCAAATTCAATGCTTGCAGATTGGGAACGGTTATGCGGCATTAAAACGGATTTTTCTAAAAGCTATCAAGAGCGGGTTAAACGGGTCATCATTCAGCTTAACGCCGTGGGCGGTTTGTCTATCCCTTATTTTACACGTATTGCGGAAAGTATTGGTTATCGGATTGAAATTAAGGAGTTTTCTCCGTTAAAAAATGATTTACCTAACCCCGGTGATATTGTTCAGTTCCGCAATGAGCCGAATGAAAATCTTATTTTTATGTGGCGGGTGGATGTGTTAAACGGTGATGACAATATCGTGTATTTTCGTGCCGGTCAGTCCTTTGCCGGTAATCATTTAGTGGAGTTTGGTGATCCGATTATTGAGGAATTTTTCAAGGATTTAAAACCGGCTCACACTTATTGCTATTTTGCTTATAGAGATAATTAAAATGAAAACTTTATTACCTGAAATTAATTCTGCCGACAAGCGTTTTCATAATGGCAATCCGGCAACCGGCGAACAGGGCACTCGTGTTACAGATACATGGCTGAATGATGTGCAAGACAGAGTGCGTGACGTACAAGCGGAAGCCCATTATGTGCTGCAACGAGCCGGATTTAAGCCAAAAGCTGAAACACAAACACAGTTATATCAAGCGATTTTGAAGATTATTGAGGATAATCGCCTTTCTGCCGGTATTAGCCAAAAAGGTGAAGTGCAGCTGACCAATAATTACAATGGTGAGAGTGAAGTCTTGGGGTTGACTCAAAAAGCCGGGAAAGCTTTAAAAGCCTTGATTGACAGCCTCACCCGAAACCTTGCGAACTACATCCCCAACAGCAAAAAATCCAATGCGGTGGACAGTGCAAGTAGCGATACGGTGGCGACTTCCGCTGCGGTAAAAGCCGTCAATGATAAAGTCACGCCACTGAATTTTTACAAAGTCAATGTAAAAGCCGGTGGTGTAGCGGTGACCTTTGATTTATCAATAAAAGCACACTGGATTGCGGAGATAGGCAGTGTTTACAAGGGGACGGGGTATTATCAGTTGGGTCTTCATAACAATGCAATAAGTACAATCACAAATTTACCGCTTAATGACAAAAGCCCTGTGCAATTAGACATTGCTGTCATGGGGGCTTATTCCCTTATCCACTGTCATTATATTTATCTCAACCGCACCTTTACAGCAAGGGCCGATTGGAATCGGGACACCTTCCCTCTGTCGTGGTATGAAGAGGTTAAATTGAATGCGGAGGGAAAAGTCCCCCGTGATACCGTCTTTGCCCGTAGTCTCGAAAGTAATTATCGTGTCGTTATCCGTCGTAACGAGGCACGCTTTACGCCGTATATGCACATGATAGATCAATCTGTCGATATGGCGGCAGATAGTGTCCAACAAAAAGGCATCGCAGAAATCATCTCCCGAGCGGGAGAGGGCGACAGTGTACCTAAGTCAATGCTCAAGACGATATTACTTGCAGACAAAAATATCACTTTTGAAATTGGCGCTTGGAATTCGGCACAACAATATAAGTATTTTTTAAAAGGATTTACGGCTACCAATAATGTTGTCATCGGTAGCGGAACCGATAACACACGTGATTTGCTCCAAGTCAGCGGCACCATCAAAGCCACTGCACCGGCAGACAATGCCAACAACGACCAAGTACCCAACACCTTTTGGGTACGCCGTTTTGTAAGTAATACAGTCAATGCGGCGAAAGAGTGGGTGAAATCCCATTGGGAGAATAAGTTATTGACCCATGAAGATTTAAATAATATCACCACGCCGGGCGCATACGGGCAAAATGGTAACAGCAATGCAACCCCGGAACGACATTATCCGGAACCTATCGCGGGGAGTTTGTTGGTCACAAAATCTGCTTATGGGGTGCAACAAGAATATACCCTGTATCAGCACAACCGCCACCGAAAATATGTGCGTAACAAAACACAAAACGGTTGGACAGCATGGCAACGGGTAGATGGCTTGGATAACGTCAACAAAAGTGGCGATACGATGACGGGGAAACTCATCATTGAAGATGAGGCTGATGGGCATCATGGCAATGCCGGCATTGCCCTGATTAATAAAGGTAGCCGTATTGGTACCGCAGTGCATTATGATGCTTGTTTCCAAGCCAATAAAATTAACAAAGGTGGAATCCACATTAATGCAACAGCAAATGGTGGGGCAACAGCAAGTATTTTAGTGACACCGGATGGCGACAAAAATCAAGACCGTCGCATTACGGGTTTTAGAGTCAATCAAGATGGAACACTTTGGAGCCACTATTATGGCTTGTTGCATGAGTTTTTCATCAAACGCACCGATTTTATCCGCACCTACTACCCTCAACATTACGCAGGGGCAGAAGTGTATAAAATCCGCCATTTGGGGTTGATGATTACGATTATGCAAACCACTTTTGCTAACCGTGAACTTATTTTGCCGGAATCTTATGACGGCTTTGGAGTGGTCTTTGCCGTTGATAGGGGCAACGGTGGTGTTGGTGTTGCTAGAGGACAATTTTTAGGCGGAAACCGAATCAATATCGGTGGTAGAGGCGATACACACTGTAATGTATTAGTCATTGGGTTTAAGAATGTATAGGGAACAATCATGCTAAAACAATATCATTTAGAAACAAGTGCTTTTGATGACCCGATTTTATTAGTTGATGACAAAGGTGAACCGATTTTATCTTCACCGCCGTCAGCGACTGCTGGCAAGTTACAATACATAACATCGGGTGAGGGTTGGTTCGCAGTCGAAACCCAAGAAGAAATTAACGCTATTTCAGCCAGTATCACCGGTGGCGGTGAAGTCTGGGAAGAAAACGGCCAATTATGTTATTCGGGCAGATGTCCGTCAGATAACCACAAATGGGACAGTGACAAGAAAAAATGGCTAAAACTGACAGGGGCAGAAGTGCAGGAAAAACTGACCGCACTTTTAACCGAACAACGGGCGGCAGTACGTGAAAAAATCAACGCTAAACGGGATGAATGTGTAAACGGTGGGGCTTATGTCGCCCTTATCGACAAATGGGTAGATAGTGACGAAAAAGGTCGCGCAACATTGGTTGAAATTAAAGCCGATTTTGACTTAAACGGCAAAGACGGGCATTACACGCTGATTTGTGCGGATAATACGGCTCAACACATTGATTTTGAACAATTCAAAGCTGTTTGGGATGCCGTAAAAACGCTCAAGGAACAAATGTTTGAAAATGCCTATATGCACAAGATTTTGTTAGATCAAGCCGAAAATCCCGAGGATTATGACTGGTCTATCGGTTGGTCGACAACCTATCAACAACATTTAGCGGAGGTAAATAATGGCTAAGCTTTATTTGGCACTTTACAAAGGCAAGGCTAAAAGCCGCTTTGAACGCCTGCAAGATAAGATTATTTGCCTCTTTACCAAAGGACAATATTCCCACTGTGAAATTGCGATTGAGCGATTAGAGCAATGGGGACAATATGACTATCGCCCTGTTTATGACTGCTATTCCTCAAGCCCAAGAGACGGCGGTGTGCGTTGCAAGCGAATCAATGTAGCCGACAGCACCAAGTGGGATTTAATCCCGCTTGAAAATGTCACCGAAACCCAAATCAACGCCTATTTTAACCGCACTTTAGGGGCGAAATACGATTGGTGGGGCGTGTTGGGGATTGTGTTTGGGATTAAACAAAAACGCTCAAAATATTTTTGCTCGGAATGGTGTTTTAATGCGATTAAAAACAGTAACAATGGATGGAGGTTTAGCCCAAATGACTTAGCAATTATTTTCAAAAAGTGAAGACGGCGACACAGTGGGTGCAGCAACACCCATTGTGCCGGCTACGCAATCCACGCTTGCATATAGCCATCTGCCGCCTGCCTCGCGAGGCGTGCGGATTTTAACAAAACCATGAAAAGTGGGAAATGCTGATATGCAAAAATTAAAAGAAATCCGGTGCAAGTGCTGTAAAAAACTACTAGCACGAGCAGAAAATGTACAACGCCTAGAAATTAAATGTGTTCGTTGTAAAACATTAAACCAATTTTAACTAATTTGAGTATCGGAGCACCTTGAGTGCCGGAATGCCATAGGAGAAAACTATGGCAAAGAAAAAAATAATTGTTTGGGCTTTGTTTGATAGTGGTAACGGGTGTTATACCCAAGCGGCTAAAGCCTTCCCTCAAATGCAAATTTATCCCATTGGCATTGATATTAAGCGAAAAAATCAGCATTTTATCTCGCTTAACTTAGGTGATTATTCCCGTTTATTCGGCAATCATACCTTATTTAAAACATTAGACCGGCTACCAAAACCGGATGTCATTCTAGCTAGTCCGCCTTGTGAGAGTTGGTCACTTGCCAGCGGAATGAAAAACGGTAATGCCTGTTGGCGACAGATAAAACCTACACCAAGTCATTTTCGCATCAGAAAGCGTGCCGATTACACCAAAGCCCGATTTAATTACGACCGCTCTTTTTTAAATCGGATAAATGGTGAACTGTGTATTTATAACACCATTGAAATTATCAAGCGTTATCAACCCAAGATTTATATTATCGAAAATCCCGCTTTCGGTCGAATATGGGATTACATTGAGCATATTCTAGGCTTTGGTATCCCCTTTGATAACCTGACTTATTACAGCGACTATGGCTACATTGTGAAAAAGCCAACCAAGTTTAAAAGCAACATTTCATTGCGATTAAGCCGTCAGGGATTTCCTTCTAAAGTGACATGGGAAATGTTTAGAGGGGATTATAACGAGCGTTCTAACATCCCTCTTGCCCTATTAAAAGAAATCTATCCACAGATTATTCAATATTTACAGGACAGTACAAATGACACAAAAGAAATTATTTAAACAAGCCCCTCTCCCGTTTGTCGGTCAAAAACGGATGTTTTTGAAACATGTTGAACAAATCCTAAATGAAAATATCTCCGATGATGGAGAAGGTTGGACAATTATTGATACGTTCGGCGGCAGTGGTTTACTTAGCCATACCGCAAAATGCCTCAAACCTAAAGCGAGGGTGATTTACAATGACTTTGATGGCTATGCAGAAAGATTAGCGCATATTGATGACATCAACGCCTTGCGCGCCCAACTTTTCGACACAGTTGATAATGTTACGCCTAAAAATAAGCGAATGCCTAAGGAAGTGAAAGCAGAATGCATCAAAATCATTCAAGATTTTGAGGGCTATAAAGACTTAAATAGCCTATCAAGTTGGTTGTTGTTTAGCGGCAATCAAGTCAGCACACTGGATGAGCTATTTAGTAAAGACTTTTGGCACAGCATTCGGCAAAGTGATTATCCAAAGGCTGACGGTTATTTAGACGGCGTGGAGGTGATTAGAGAATCATTTCATACACTACTTCCTAAGTATTCAGATAATCCGAAAGCTCTGTTTGTGTTAGATCCACCGTATCTTTGCACAAAGCAAGAAAGCTATAAGCAAGCGGCTTATTTTGACTTGATTGACTTCTTGTGGTTAATACATCTGACCCGCCCACCGTATCTCTTTTTTAGCTCAACGAAAAGCGAGTTTACCCGATTTATTGATGCAATGATTGAGGATAAATGGCAAAACTGGCAGGCATTTGAAGATTATGAACGAATAACGTTACAGACAAGAACGAGCCACAACGGCAAATATGAGGACAATTTGGTTTATAAGTTTTAG